CTCGGAATGAATAGCGCCGTTCGGATGATCGGCCCAAAAACGACCAATTCGCGCCGCTACTGGCTCGTAATCGTCAAGCGCCATGTGCCACCGCCCAAACAATCGCTTTACGGTTGTACCGGGTTAAACGGCGTTGCCCGCTGTCATAAATGAAGCCGTCGCCAGCTAAGCTATTAACGCGCGCCGTGACGCTTTGCGCTGGTAGCTCGAGGCGTTGGCTTAGCTCGTCGCTGGTAAGGCCGCCGGCGGCTTTAATGGCCTCAAACACTAATTGGCGTTGCTTACCGGACTTTGGGCGGGCTTTTACCGCGGCGTCAATGCTGGTATCGGGCGAGTTTTTGCCAACAAACGTTTCGAGGCGATCTACGGCCGGTATGACGCGCTGCCCTGCAAGGCCAAGCGTTACCGTAAACATTTCTAGTTGGCCGTTCATTTCATAGCCCTTATTGCGTCGGCAGCTTCGTAAAGCACGTTCGCGCCGTACTCGTCGCCACTCAAAAACAAATCGGTGGCTATGCGCTTAACGCGGTCAGCTAGTAAACCGTTTTTGGTTGGCGGTTTCACGTTTTGTAGCTGGTCGAAAAACGCTTTGTAATGCTCGAGCCAGCGTTGCTCGCATTGTTCGTTAATCATGTGTCGGGTTTCCTCGCTTAATCGTTCGTCGGGTAAATCGTTATCAGTCATTTGCAGTATGCCACGGCGACCAACCGCTATTTTGCCAAATCGCTACCATGGCCTTTGTATTAACCCAAGGGTCATACAACATTTCGCACGTATCTAAAATGCCTTTGGTTTGCAGCCAACCGTTAGGCCAATACGTGCTTGGACGGCACCAAAACCCGTTTATTTGGTAAATGCCGAACGAGCCACCAGCCGTGTCGTAGGCGTTGTAAGCGTCGCTTGTGCAACGGCTCTCGCGTACCGCCACTTTCATAGCGGTTTCGAGCTGATCGTGTGGCAGCCCGGCAGCTAACGCCAACGTAGCGGCCTCTACGCACGTCGTAACGGGCTCGCCCGCCTCGTACACGTCAAACGCGGTTTTTGGGGCCTCTACGGTGCTGGTAGTGGCCAATGCGGGGCTGCTGGCCGCGGCCGGTAGCTCACCGTATTCGTACGGCTGCCAAATCGTCGTTACCGGGGGATTGGTTTCGTCGATTGCGGCCGGGTCAGCGGGCATTGCTGCCAGCCCAAAAAGGCTAACAACCACGCCACAAGCCCACAAAGTGATTTTAGTTATGTTGTCCATGGTTACCGTTTCTCTAGTGGATAAGGCACGCCCCACGAGCCGCCAAACGTCCTAAAACACATTTGGGCGTCAAGAAAGGCACCGGTGTCTAGGTCGCGGAATAGCTGAAAAAGTACCTCTTGGCCGTTGTCTAAAACCGTTGTGTAGGTTTCGTAAACGAACGTTGGTATTTCTGCCATGTCAATTACCTTTCGTCGGTAATGACAACCCTAAACGATGGGTTTACGGTTGTGGTGGATTGTCTCCAAAAGCCTTAGAAATAGCGGCTTTTACCCTTTCCGGGTCACGTGCTGCCGATGGGCTTAGTTCTATGTGCCACCAATCGCCACCGGGCGCGCCCGATACCGTTGGCTTGTCGTACACTTTCCACGCTTGCCGGTCGCAACGCCACGCACGCCCAAACCCACGCAAATAGTCGATAACTAATTCGATACCTATTTCGTTGGCGTGTTCTAAGCACTTGTTAATAAACGCCTCGGATACCGCGCGGCCGTTTGGTACGCCTTTGTTGGGCATTTTGCGGTAGCTCAAATCGACGGCTCGCCCGGTCGAATGAACACTAGGCGTGGTCTTGCCTTTCATTGGTCTAATGCCAAAATCGCCGTTATTCCACAACGCGCCAGCGGTACGGCGGTTGGCTTCACGAATAAAAACCGCTAGCCCGGGCGTTACCCCGGTGCCGTCACCGTCGTACCCGGTGTATGGCCGGCTGGCCGACAAGTGCGCCGGCTTAGGCCGCGCTGCTCGCTTTTTAGCTTTCTTTGCTGCCACGCCCAAAAGCCGTATCGTTAGGGTTGAGCCAACGCAACAAAGGCGGCAACACGGCCGCGATACCGGCCGCCAAAAGCTTTTTCGGTTCGGTTTCGCCAGCCATGTAAAGCGTTAGCGCACCGGTTAAAAAGCTGCGGGCGTAGCTGCCGATAATGGCTTTGTCTTTAGCTGTCATGGTTTTCTACGTGCCGGTCTATTTTGTTTTCGATGCGGTCGAGGCTGTCTCTGACAATACCGTGATCGGTTTCGTTGTCTTTAATGAGTTTATGAATGAGCGCCACAACAATAGAGAAGCCGCCAGCGATAACAACGCCCAAAATTCCATTATCCATGGCATTACGGCGCCGGCGGGTACGGGTTATCAAGCTTTACTTTGGCTACGGCTTCTCGCCATTCGGCCTCGGTTGCGTCGCCTCGCTGCCACTTAAAGAAAATCGGGTCAGATTGCTGCTCGTAGGCCACAAGGCGGGCAGCTTCTACCGCGGCTACTTGGGTTTCGTACTGGACTTGTGGCCAAAGTGCGTCTAGTTCTTCTTGGGTTGGCTTGGGGCTCTCAGATAGCCATACAAGGCCGTCGTATGCGTCGCCGCTAATTGTCCAAACAGTACCGGCGTATTTAGCGCAAAGAATTGTTGGGTAATCAGGGTTCATGCGCTTACCTCAATAGCCGTAATACTCGATGCACCACGCGGGTACGAATTGGCGGCGTCGGTGTCTGTAACGCCACGATTAACTACGGTGTTGCCACCGCCCTCGCTTCTAATTTGGTATTTGTACGTGGTTGCTGATGTAGTTGCAGGGCTGTCAAGATAAAATACGCTGAATTGTTGCATGGTATTGGGCGCGTAAGTGTACGGCATACCTGTAACCCTTGTTCGTGAGCCAGCAGCGTCACCTATGTAAATGTCGGTTGATCCACGTAGCACTTTTGACAAAACTACCGCAGAGACTCGAGCATCTAAAACCAACAAAATTTTATTATCTACACTCGAAGGCGTAATCGTTACAGACAAACCGGTAACGTCTACAAATGACGTACTGGTCGTAGCAAATGTGTCAGTTTTGACGGTTTGCACAACTTGCAAAATACGAAAAGCGCCACGTAAATTGTTCATTTGGGCCGCAGTCAAAACGGCCCCGCTTACGAACGATGCGGGCAGGGTTGTAGGGGTTGCCATGGCGCTTAGCCTAATACGTTAAAGCTGTCCATGGTGCCATACACCGGGTCGTCGAGCAGCAGCGAATAAACCAGTTGCGCGACCGCGGTAAAATAACGGGTTGAGTGGCCGCCGGCAAACTCAATGCGATGCTCAATACCCTCAATCGTCAAATCCTGAGCCATGGGCGACGGGCTGCCGCCAACCAAAATGGATTTTTGTACCGCTATGTAATCGCCTATGTCAAGGGTTGCGGCCGTGTCTCGCTGGCTGGTTGTGAGGCTGCCAAACCATGTGGCTATAGACGTAAACCGGGGTTCAGCCGTTGGCTCAAGCAAGTAGTTGGCCAGCGTTAGCGCGGCGGCGTTATCGTGCAAAAGGCTGCCGTCAATGTAAAGAGACTTAATAAAAAACTCGGTTTGGCTGGCCGTGTCGTTTACTAGTTGCTGCGTACCGCCCGCCGGGGTAATGGCCACGCGGTTAATAATGTCCTCGGCCTGAAACGAAATCTCTAAATCGTTGTATTTGGCGCCGGTGCCATCGTCTTTAAAATAAAGCTCGGGCGCGCCTGACACGGTGCCTATGCGGTCTTGGCTGACTAGCACGCCGTCACGGTCTACAAAAATACGGCCCCGTTCAGCTGAATACGTAATTTGGTCAAAATAGGCTTTTACGTTTGTACCCTCAGCTATGGCGTATTGGCTGCCGCCGCCTAGTTCTACGGTGCCGGCCGCAATGTTGCGGGCGCCTGCGCCGGTTGGATAATTGACGCCGGCCCGGTCAAGAATGGCGTTTATACGGGTTCCGGTAAATTCTTTTGTTGGGTTGTGGCCGGTAATAAATGTTTGGGCTAGCCGGTACATATTGTCTACGCAAAACACGGTTACGGTGTCGAGGCCGCCAAGCGTAAATTGGTAATCAAAATTGACAATAAAACCCACAAAGACGTTGCGTGCCGTGTTGGTGTTGTCGTACCGTACGAGCTTTACGGCGCGGCCGGGCGCTAATCCGGGTACCCCGGCGGCTTGGTCGTAGTAAGGGTTGCTTGGGTCGTCGTCGAATGGGTTAAATACGCCGTCGGCCAGCGTGTCATTGAGGGTAAAGCTCATGGTGCCATTAGTAAAGGCGTCGCCCTCGTCGCGGCGCCCGCGCTTTATGGAAACGTTTAGGGTTCCCTCGGCAACGCTGGCGTAGCTTGTGCTGCCGTCAAGCACGTATTGCGTACTGTTTAGTAGGCCTTTTACGGGGTCGTCGAGCGTGAAACCATCGACCAAAAAACCGACGTCTACAAGTAGGTCGTACTTGCCGGCGTTAGGGATTGTTACCGCGGCCATTTACGCAACCGCTACGGGGATTGGGCCTTGCGTTTGGTTGTATTGCCGCAACGAATTGACGACGGCTTCGCCAATTTCAGCGCTAGTGGCCAAACCGCCGGTGACGTTTACGGTGATACCGCCGCCCATTTTTGACATTTGAGACAACGGTACGACGGCTTCGGGGCCAGCCTCACCAATAAGCGCCAGCGTGGGGCCGGTGACAATGCCGCCGTTAGCCATAGCGGGAATACCGGCAATAATGCGGTTTACCCGTTCCGTTACTACTACGTCAATGTTTACGGTGCGCTTCATGCGTGCCGCGATCGCGTCCATTTGCGCCATAAGTTTTGGCGTCATTTCTTTAAGTTTGGCGGTAATTCCGTCTACCATGTTTTTGGCGGCGTCAATGCCGGCTTGCATAAAGTTTTGGGCAGCCATAAGGCCTATTTCGTCGCCTGCGGCTTTGGCGCTGTCTACAAGCTGGTTAGTTTCCGCAATAGCGGTAGCGCCGCCCGCAATGAGCTGATCGGCAATCGCTATGCCGGTTTCTTGGCCGGCGTCTAAAACTTGTTGTAAAGCTTGTTGGCTAAGGCCAAGGCGCAAAAGCTCGCGTACCTTGTTGGCGTAGTCAGCGATACCGGCTACTTGGTCGCGTAGGCCTTGTAAAAAGCCTTTGCCGGTTTCTTTGCCGACGTCCTGCGCGTCGCCAAAATTAAGCGCGCTGGTAATGCTTTCGCTTACGGATTGGGCGAAATCGGCAAACGCTTGTTTGGCGTCCTCGAGGCCTTTAACGGCTTTGGTTAGCGCGTCTTGCAGGCCGTTGCGCACTAGCTCGCTAAAGCGCTTTACTTTGGCGCCAGCGCCGCCGCCTGCCCCGCCGCCACCGTCCGGGTCTAGTTCGCCGCCCAAATCTTTGGCGGTTTCGGCTAGCCGTTTGGCGTAATAGCTGCCGTAGCTCATCCGTGTACCGGCGTCGTACACTTGGCTTGCAAAAGCGTCGAATTGGGCGCCTAATTTGTCGGTGTCAATTAGCTCACCGAAAGCGTCCTTAAGTGCTTTAGCTGAGCCAACCAAATCGCCCTTTATGGCTAGCCATGATGATTGGGTTACTTTTGCGCCGCGGTAAATAACGTTAATAAAGCCAGCAGTAGCAAGCGTCAAGGTTTTAAGCACCGGGGTTATGTCCATGCCGGCGCGCTTAAATTCGGCAATCATTTGTTGTACGCCAGCACCAAAACCATCTTCGCCAATGGCGGCGGTTACGCGCTCGACGGCTGGCGTGACATGGTTGTTAAACCACGTAACGACGGTTTGCACAACGGGAATAAGTGCGCGGCCAAGGTTGGTTTTAACGTCGTCTACGGTGGCGCTAAGGATTTTCATTTGCCCGGCAAGGCCGCCCGACGTACGGGCAAAATCGCCTTGGGCGTCGCCGGTCTGCTCGTAAATAACCTTTTGAGCTGCCAATACTTTTTGCTGCGCGGTAAGCGCGCCGGTGCCTCGGTAAATGCCTAACTCGAGCGCTGCGGCCTTTAGCGCGGCGTCATTCAGCAATACGCCGTATTTACGAATTGGCTCGTTTTCGCCTCTCAGCGCGGCGCCTAACGCGGTTATGGCCTCGTCTACGCTGGTGTTATTAAAGCTGGCTAGATCGGCCGCAAGCTTTACAAAATCCGTGCTGAAATTGGCTAGTTCTTTGCCGGCTAGGCCTGCTGATTTGCCGAAAATAGCGAATGTGGCGGCGGCGTCGAGCGCGGCGGTACGGCTAATGCCAAGCTCGCGAGCAGCGGTTTTGGAAAAGTCTTTTACCTCGGCGCTAATGGCACCAAAAACAACCTCGGTTTTGCTAATCGTTTCGTTAAAATTTGAGGCTGCTTTTACGGCGCTAGTACCGAAAGCGACGGCGGCGCCGGCAGCTGCAGCGATAGCCGCGCCAACGATGGGCAGCGCGGTACCCATTTTGGCAAAAGCGCCTTGGGCTTTCTTTATGCCGTCGTCGTTAAACGACGTGAAAATAGGTATGTTAATTGCCATAACGTCGCTTTAAGTTTCGGTTGGTAACGCGCTCAACGTCCTTAATTACGTCGTCTACTTTACGCTCAACGCTTGGGCGGTTGCGCTCAATAGTGGGGATAAGTACGCGAGGCTGGTCGCCTACGTCGGCCTGCGCCTCAAGATTGGCAATAAATTGGCTGTACGTGTTACGGCCTGCATGGTCAAAAATGGCGCCGGCGCCGTCAGCTTGCTGAATAACCATAATGCGGTACGGCAAAGCGCCAAACGTCACTTGTTCGGTGTATTTGTTACCGAACTCGTCCGAACGGTTAAAATTCACGTACCGTTCCCGGGTAGCTCGTACGCCTACCCTTACCTTAAAACCCTTTTGTACCGCCCGGTTATCCCAACGTACGTCGCGGCCTTTTACGAGGCTGCCGCGGCGCATACCGGAAAGCGGCGCCCCATTTTGTTTTGAGTTGTCGTAACTGGCCACCATTGCCCGGGCCTGCGTAATAATTTCGTCGCCAGCGCCTTTAATGCGCTTTGTTACTTGGCGCCGATACCGCGGGTCAATTTTGTTTAGTTCCGCTAACGCTTCTTTTACGCCCTCAATGTTTAGCGGTACTTGTGGCTGCATGGTTTACCTTTGTTGGTGGCGATCTGTCAATACTTTAACCACCGTCGCTAGGTCTTTAACGTCAAACTCAATACCCGGCGGCCACCACGAAACCGCAACTAGTAATTCGGCTAGTTGTCGTCTGTAGGTGCCGCTTGGGTAGGGTTTACCGGCTCTTGCTCAACAACCTCAACGTATGGCGCCGACAACTTTTTAATAAAGTCATCAAAAGCCGCGGGTACTGGTTTGCCGGCTTGTTTGCTGGCCTCGTACGCCAAATAAGCCAAATCCTCTACGCCCATGGCGGTAGCCATGTCTGAAGCCTTGCGCTTAAATTTACGTTCCCACAAAACAACCGTAAAAAGGTTGGTAGATACCTCGTATGCGCCGTCGGGTGCGTGTACCCGTAGGGATAGTTGCATTATGTGCCTTTCGTGTCGGGCCGATTATGGCCGGTTATTACGGGTTCGTTGTGTCGGCCGAATAGACGCCACCAACAAAGGTTACGTCGATCGTCGAAAGTTCGCCCATGGTTGCATTGACAACCGGCAATTCGGTAAGCAATGCGCCCGTGAGGGTAAAGCCGGGGTTGGTTGCGCTGTCCACGCCGCTAGTTGGCTTCACAATGACGGTGGTGGTACCGCCAACCAAATTTGCCAAAGTGCTGTAAGTCTCCGAGCTTTGGTAGCTCATGTAGAGCGTAAGGGTCAATTCGTGGTTGCCAAGGCCTGACACGTACTTGCGGCTGCTGTCACCAAAAGCCGTGGTTTCGAGCTGGTCGTAGCGCTGCGTAAAGGTTGCTGCCGTGCATTGGTCTGACAAGTCCACCGAGTTCACGGTGACAACCGGCGAGCTAAGGTAGGTGCTAGTGGCCATGGGTTAAATCTCCTCGTTCGTTTCTGTCTCTTTTTTAGCATTTTTTGCGGGCTTTGGTGCGGATACTTTGACGATGGCACCCGACGCGATCAGCGCGGCGACGTTAATACCGTTGGCTGCGGCGCCCTCGACGTCATAGTCAGCGCCTACGACGCCTACCCGGTAGCTTGCAATCTTGTATTTGTCCATAGTTACCCCGTTTGGGCTTGCATTTCTACCGTTAGGTCATAAGCCGGGTATTCGCCGGTACCCATTACGGCAATAGTGGGCCGGCCGTCGGTAACGGCAATGTTAGCCGCCAAAAGCTTTGCGGCCATGTTCATTAGCGAGCGTTGGGCGTCAAGGTTGCCGGGGCCAAGCGTCAAAAGGCGCACCGGGTACGTGATTTGGACAATGTTGTAGTTAATAGCCCGAAAGCTAGGCGCCTCAATAAAAGCGCATGGCGGCACAATGTTGCGCGGGTCATTGGCCACTTGTAAGCCGGTAATGCTTTGTAATTTAGCCGTTAGATCGTCTAACGCCTCGTTAAAAAGATCGGTGTAATTAACAACGCCCATCAGTAGATTTGCGCCCGGTCAATGCCCAAAAGCTGCTTAATCATTGGGCTAATTCCAACGCTATTGCCAGCGGTCATGCCGTCAAACCCTGCAAAGTCCGTGATGCTGCCACGCTGACGGTACAAAAAGCCACCGTAAGCGATTGTGCCGAGCGTTACGGCCCCGTTAGGGCTGGTGCTTGGGTTATCCCGGTAGCCGTTCTCAGCGCGACGCCTAAACGCAAAAGCGTTGGCCGCTGCCGCGCATTGCGTCAAAAATGCCTGATCGAGCGCCGACGCCGTGCCGATACCTAGCCAATCCTCAATTTGAGTAGCTGTAACCCATGTGCAAGCGCCGGTAGCAAACGTAAACGTGCCGGTTGCGGCTGTGCGTTGTACGTCGCTGCCGGTGCAAACAAATAGGACTTGGTTTTGTATTTCTACTTCATAGTTAAAAAGTAGGTCGCCCTCGTCATCGACGCCCAAAAATAAGTAGTTGGGCAGCGCGTAAACGGTGAATGTGCCGTTAAACGGGGCGCCGACGCCCGCGACCGTGAAGCTATCGCCCACGGCCAGCGGGTCAGCGTTTGTGAGCAACCCAACAACCGCGTAGTTGTTGAGTAGCTGCTTTTGGGTGATTTGGGCAACCGCCATGGCGGGTTTACCGCCTTTCGGTTAAGCGACCAGCACTTTTACAAACTTGGTGGCGTCTGCCATGAAAGCGGCAGCGTAACCACGGAAAGCAATCGTACGGGCAAGCTTTGACGGCTCGTCAATGCTGATTGCGCCCTTTTGCTGCTCGTAGAATTCAAAACCTGCGGCTGCGCCGGCTGCGTGTCCGACAACGCCAAACAAGTTGCCCGAGCCGGTGCCGCCTGCCATGTTCTTATCGACGACGAGCGACAAGCCAAGCGGATTGCCGTTCCACGACGTAGCGGACGAGGTACCGGCAGCGTTTTGGCCCATGAGGCCGGGCGCGCCCACAAATGGGAACACCGGGCGGTCTTGGTTGTCCACGGCCATACCGAGCTTGGCCCAAACGATTGGGGCAACAAAGTAGTGGGTGGGCAGGTAGTTACTGGTGTTGCTGATCTGATAGGCAGCGCCATAGATCGCTTCGACAATGTCCTTACCGTCGAAAGCGTTAAGGGTCTCAAACTGCGTGGTGCTGGAAACCATGGTGTCCACCGCGTAGTTGTCGGTGGCCTGTCCGTAGGCGATGGCCAGCTGCTCGAGAACGATGTTCAGCGACGCGGGGTCAGTCCAATCCAGGTCTTGTTCTGAGAGCGTTACGAACGTGCCAAATGTGCGTTTCTGCACGTCGTTGTTGGCAATCGTGACGGACGACGGGTCGAGCGTGTTGTTCTGTCCGGTGGGCTGCTCGGTGACAACCGGGCGCGCCGTGATAACTGGACGACGGAATGTCGCGCCCATCTGCGGCATTGCCTTTGCGCCAATCGCTGACACAAACGGACGGATGGCGTTAAGGCCATCGTAAACCGGGCTAACGATCACTTCGGGCAAAATGCCGGGCGTGTCGGTCGTCGTAATGTTTGGCGCGGCTGCCTTAATGTTGGCGTTAAGCTGCGCAAAATCGTGGCCACCACGGAAATACGCGGCCATGTATTCCGATGGCGACGGCAGTTTAAAATTGACGGGCTGCGCGTAAACGGTTGTGGTGATCTGCTGCGCCTCGATAACGGCGGGCTGCTCGGTCTGCTTTTCCATTGGGGTTGTCTCCTCGCTTGGGTTCTCTTGCTTATTATTGCTTACTTCGGGTTCGTTTTGTGGGATAGTCGCGGCGACGCGCTCGACAACGGCACCGGGTACCGCACCGAACGGCACGAGGCTTAGTTCTTGCCATTCGGCGGCTTCGATAACCATTACGTCACCGTCATAACTAAACCGGGTTGGCATAACGCCGACGCTTACCGCGTCTAGCACGCCGTCGGCGGCGAGCGTCAAGGCTTCGTTGCCTAGCGCGGTTTCGCTAATGCGCGCCTCAAATAGCACGCTGTCGCCTACTTCTACGCGGCTTTCGACCACGCCCACGGGCTTGCTGGCGTCGTGGTACAGATACATTTTTGGCTTTTTGCCGGCCAATGGCAGGCTGCCCGGGGCAAATCGCACTTTTTGGCCGTCGGATACGGTGGCGTCTACGTCGTATTTAACCGCTACGCCGGCCAGCGTACGGCGTGGCAGCTCGCCCGCTGGCGCGGCGTCTAGGGTCAATTCCTGCGGGGTTAGATAAATCATCGGCCGTTTCTCCTCATGTTTCCGGGCTGCTCAATGTCAATTTCGGTGTCGGGCGTGTCTACTTCGGTTTCGGGTTCCTCAAGGTACATACCCTCTAGGTACTCGTCCACGTCGAATTCGACATAGGTGCCGCGGGGTAGCACGTTGTCGCCGCTGAGGGTTTGCGCGATGCAATCCGCGTACGCTTTCACGCCGAACGTGTAAAGATCGTGGCGGGCTTGTTCGCTGCTTTGGTAGCTGTATGCGCCGGTGCTGACGCCAACCAAGTACGGTGGCACGTTGGCAAGGCGGGCCATTTCGAGCGCCTGAAATGTTGCGGCTTCGATAAGTAGCATTTTGTCCGGCGTCGCGTCGTTAATGATTACTTCCGTATGTTCGTTTACCATGCAGGTTGCGTCGTTACGTCGGTGAGCGTCAAACGCGGCGGCCATGTCTGCCATTTCCTCAGCGCTTAAAGGCTCTCCTGATTTTTGACGCAAGATCGTGGCGGGCTGGCTCGACGTCGCATTTCTGTTACGCGCTTGCTCGAGCTTTAGCGCGGTCATTACCGCGGTTGGGCTGGTTGTGTTGAGGCCTTGCACCGGGCTAATGAATTGCACGACGTCGCGGTAGTCGATTGGCAAGCCGTTAAATAAAATTTGTTTTGACGGCGCAAAATAAATCGGGCCTTGCTGGTCTTGCGTAGTAACCATTGCCGATGGCAGGCGCGTAAAGCCGCTTGGGTAGCCATCGGCCGTGCGCTCGGTAATAAAAAGAAAAGCCCGCTGCGTAAAAAACAAATCATCAAACAACCATGCGAATAGCGTGGTATTGGGTAGCGATTTGTCAAGGCGACGCAACCACGAGCGCGGCGCCTCGGGTACCTTTTCCATTTCGTCGCCGTTCCACATTTCTTTATACATTTTCAGCGGCATACAACTAATGACACTTGCCAACAAATCACGCGCACGCGAAACCGTTGGAATGGCCATAAGGCGCGCCCGCAAATCGCCCTGTAAATAGCTGTAATACTGGCCCACCTGCCCGGCGCCCGTGTTGGTTGTCCAACCTTGGCTAATAGCCGCTTTTACTGCGGTTGGGTTTTCGTCCTTGCGGCCAAATAATGCCATGCGTGTAGTTAATCACACTTTGCGTGGTTTTGGTGGCAACCGGCCCGCGATCAAATCCCGACGAAAGGCCACGAGCCGGCGCCGTCGATAGGTTAGCGAAATGCGCCGCCTAATGTCGGTTTGCCTACCAAGGTTGGTTTGCTCGCTAACGCGGTTGCCCAAATCATGCACCGGCAAGCTTCGATTGGCCCGGGGCTGCGTGTGCTGCTTACCGCTATCGCGCCTTGGTGCTTTACCAATACGGCGCGCTCTACTTGCTGGCTAAGGGTTTGTTGCCCGTTATGCGTCAGCCGGTTTTCGGTAATCATGGCGCGTACGGTTGCCGTCCACTTAAGTAGCTCCTTGTACCCGACAATTACGCGGCGGTTTTCTAGGTGCGGCGGCGTGTGAATGTCTAGACCCGGGGTTATTGCTAGGCGTAGCGTGGGCTGCTCGCGTGTGATCGTTTCGACTAGCCGCCATAGTTCGGCCATGCTGTCAGCCACAAATTCGAGCTTTACCGCGGTTTTTTCGCCGTTTAGGACGGCTCTAACGCCGGTGTAGCGGCTTTCGTCAAGGCTGCTTTCGATAGCTAGCACGCCACCGGGCGGCGGCTCGACGTCGGTTTTCAGCGCGTCAAAAATGCCGGGCTCTAGCCAGCCTTGGCTAGTGGCTTGCCAAAGGTTTACCGACGCACGCAAGAAAGCTGCCCGGTTTGGTGATTGGGCTTCGGCCTGCAATACGTCCAAATCAAGGGTATGCCCTAACGCGGGGTTTGCGTATGCCCACGCTTCGGGCGTCATTGGGTCGATGGCTGGCGGGCTGTATTCAGCGAAATAAAGCGGGCCGGGTTCGCCGCTGTCTATTTGCCGTAAGCCTTGGTCACGCCATCTAAGCATTGCGTGACTTTCCTGCGTGCCTGCCGTAGACGTCATCAAAAACATCGGGTTTTTCTTGGCTCGCTGGCTCGGCAAAAGGCCGTCGTCTATGGCGGCTTCGCTAATCTGCCAAATCTCGTCAGCGATAATTAGCGAGGCGCTGAAGCCGTGGCCGGCGTTAGGTGTAGCGGCCCGGGCGTACCATACGCTGCCGTCCGGCATAGTTACCTTTGATCGACCGTACGACCACGACGGTTTAGCGCCAAAGTGTGTCTCGAGGATGGGCGCCAAATACCCAAAAAAGGATTGGGCCAAGCTCAAATCGTGGGCAACCGTAATAACGGTTTGCGGCTCGCCCCGGGCTGCGCCCTGCGTAGTAAGCCACCAACCCAAAAACGCGGCGTTAAGCGTACTTTTACCATTTTGACGGGCAACCGATAGGTAAGCCTGCCGGTGCAACCATTTACCGGTTTCGTCATGCGCCGTAATGCCCGCCAAAACGTGCAGTTGCCAAGGCATAAGCGTTACCCGCAAAACCTTTTCCGCAAACTCAGCAACATTACCTACATAATTCTCATAACCACGGTGAGTGGTCGTTTCCAGTCTTGGCCAATCCCGGCCGGTCGCCGCCGGTTCGAGCCGGTCGCCGCCAATCCCTTTGTTTACTTGGTGATAGATAG